TTTCTTTCCTGCTTTCTTCGCAGCTGTTTTTGCCTTGGCTGCTTCGAGTTGCTGCTGTTTGAGTTGTGCCTTCTTTATCCAATCCTCAACAATTGGCATTTGGGAATTTTGGTTCTCTTCTGTGAGTTGTGCCAGCTTTTCTTCCGCAATGTCTATAATATTTTTGTAAGCCTGCGATTTGCTCTTGTATGCCTTCAATGTTGCCAGCATGTCGGCTTTCTCTGTTGCTTGGATATTGAACTCTACGGTGTTCAGCTTCTTTTGGTATGCAGCCTTGGCTACTTCGTCTGTTGCGTACTTAGGATGATTCTTTATCCATGCAATCTCGAAATCGAGCTTATCTTTGAGCTTCTCGTTTGGAACTCCTGCCCAATGCTGAAGTTTTCCTTCTACGGCAGCGTGTGCTGCCTCCAGCTCCTTGATGGTATGCTTCTTATGCCATTTGTGAACATTCGGGATGAGGTCTTCCAGGTTTGCTTCTGCGAGTTTCATCTTTTCGACCTTCTTCTGCACTTTCTGCCCAAGGTTGAACATCTTGTCGAGGTTGCCTTCATTTATCGCTTTGGTTAGTGCTGTTGTGCTAATCTCTGGCATTTCCTTTCCTGCTGCCTGTGCGTCGAGTGCAGTCTGCTTCATCATAGCGTGTCGCTTCTGGCGTTCCTCTGCTCGCTTCTGAATGTCTGCTATTTGTTGCTGGGTTCGTGCAGCGTGTCTTTCTTCTGCTTTTTCGAGGGTAGTCTTCGCCTTTTTCTTGCCTTCCCATCGCAGTCCCTTGGCAGGATCTCCGTCCTTGAAGTTGTCCTTGATGAAGTAGGGCATGGAGGTGGCGTTCTCGATTCTTGCCTGGTTGTCCTTCATCCATTTGTTGAACTCCTTTGGCATTTTCTCCACCTGCCCTGTGAACTTCCAATGGCTCACGTCCTCTCCGTTCATGATTGCGGTGGTGTATGCGTCCATCTCCTCCTGGCTGGCGAGGACGGAAACTGCATAACATCTGCACCATGGATGCCATCCTGTGAACTTGAAGTCCTTTGGAAAGCGTTTTCCGTCGAATAGGTCGCAGATGTCCTCCGTCGGGTGGTTGTTGCTGATATGGATCTCGATGCCGATGACGAAAGGGAGAGCCTGCCATCTGTTGTGGTCGGCTGTCCTGTAGGCGATGTTGTTCTCGGTCGCTGTCATTCGGAGGGCGTTCTTGTAGCTGGAGCGATAAACTCCCTGCCCTGGGTGGTATGCTGCAGCTGCCTTGGAAAGGCGCAAAGCTCCGCTCTTATCTCGTACCCTTCTGAATAGCTTGTTTGGCTCGACAAGGTATTTTCGGATATCACGGCTCAGAGCGGCTGCACTCTTTCCTTCGCCCATGCCCAATTCCAGGGCGAGCTCCATTTCGCTCTTGAACTGCTGGGTGAGGTTCCAGACCCTGCGGCTGAGATTCATTCCTGCTTCCTTGCGTGCGATGAATGCGTTGAGAGCGTCCAGGTGTGGGTGCTTCCAAGCCTTGACGGTCTTCGCTGGGAGCTTCTTCTTGCCGATGATGGAGTCCACCATTGCGTCGTTCTTGGTGTTGGAGAGCGTCCAGCTTTCCTGGTCTCCGTCCTCGATGTTGGCTTGGAGGCTGCTTCCGAGGTCTTGCATGAGTGCCTCCATCTCCTTCTTCAAGGCAGGAAAGTCCTCGAAGTGGAACTCTTTCTTTGGGTCGGCATCAAAGAGCGAGGGCGCAGCTGCCTGTGCGATGCGCTTGATGGCTGCATCGTATAGCTGCTGCACCTTCCTGGCTCTCTTTGCGAGGTTCTCCTTGTGCTTCTTGTCGTATGTGCCTATGGTGAACGTCTTTGGCATATTCTAATCCTTTACATGGTTGGTTCGTTGGTGAAGGCATCGTTAGCCATTGCCTCCTCCTGTTCGATTCTCTTCTCTTCCTCCTCGACCTCCTCTTCTGGAACCATTTTGAGCCTGCGGATGGCGGTTCTTCGTGATACGATTGGTTTTCCTCCTGTTGCGTCGCTCATGTCCTTGATTTCCTGGCTGCGGTCATCGATTTGGAAGGCTGTAATTTCGTTGGTGACGGTCAATGTCTCGAATGCCTGCGCCAACTCTGGGTACATGATCTTGCAGAAAGCTCGTACCACGTTGACCTCTCTGTCGAAGAACTCCAGCCAATCTCCGCTTTCGTCCGTGACCTTCATCTGGCAATCGATGAAGAGCATCTTGCGTGCCTCTCCGCTCATCGGGGTGGCTTTCATCTGCTCCATGCTCATGTCTGGCAGCTGGAGGCTGGTGTGGATATTGCGTCTCAGCTCTTCCGTGAATAGCTTCTGTGCATCGGTAGCCTGGCTCCAGGTTGCGTACCCTGCCTTGTCTCCCTTGCCGTATCGGAGGACGTTTCGTCCTGCATTGTCGTCGGTCGGCTCCTGCTTTTTGTTCTTTGGAGCTGTCACCTTCTGGCTGTCCGAATAGATGACCCATGTCGGTCGGCTGTTCTTGCGGAGGTAGTTGCCAGCTCTGCTCTCCGTCCATTCTAGCTCGTAGCCGTTGTCGCTCTGGTCTTCCCAGATCGGGAGGTCTCGGTGTATGTAGATGCCTGCTATCTTTTTGATATTGATAGGCTCTGGTACGATGTCTTCCTCCCATCCGTTGCTGTTCTTGTTGATCCAGCGGTAGTGGAACTCATCGGTGTAGGTATCGAAGTATGTTACGGTGTCGGTTCCCTTCTTCCTGGTGTATTGTACGCTGAGTGCTATCATGTCGTCGTATTCGTCGAATAGTGGGTACAAGATGTCTCCGTCCAATGGCGAGAACGTGCGGCAGCGCAGTTTCAGCTTGCTCGGGTAGCCTGCGTATGTGGTGTCCTGCAGCTGTGCGTACCAAATCGTGACCATCTCGCAGCTTGCAAAGAGTTTGTGGGAACGCTTAAGGTTCAAGGCGTTTATTCTGTTCTTCTGAAAAATCGCCTCCATGATGGCTGCTGCCTTCTTCTCGTTGTCATCCGCAGTGGTGTATTTGCGGTTGACGGGGATTGTGAACATCAGCTCCTTCATGCGCTTCACCGCCAGCTTCTGAATGTTGTATGTCACTCTTGTCATGCGCTCGGTCTTGCCTCTGCGTGTCTTGTCTCTGTAGTTCCTGTCTGTGTAAACAGGGTGCAGCTTGGGGTTGTACTCCTTTTCGAGCACCTTCCATGGGATGACATCGATGTTCTTCTGGCGCAAGTCTTCGATGATCGCTCCTGGCTGTCTGTTTTCTCTATCGATAATTTCTCTAATGTCTGGCATTGCCTTGTCTCCTATGTTTTTTTATTAATAAACTTCGTCCTCGATTTCCTCTTCTTCCTCATCCGTAATCTCTGCCGAGGTGAACAATCCGAAACGCTCCACGATGCCTGTGGTGCAGTCGGGCGCATCGTCATGCTCGTTTCCTCCTTCCTTACGGTATGACTTCATGGCGTTGGCGTAATGCGTCCAGCGGTCTTCCCATCCTTCTGGGTAGAAGACCATGTTCTGAACCTTCGAGCTGTTCGTGAAGATTCGTGTCTGCTTATTGGCGGTCTGTGCCAGGTCAATGAAGACCATGTCCCAATTGCCAAGGGTTCGCACCAGCTTCTCCACGTTCCTTCTGAATCCTCGACCTCCGTTGTTGCTCTCGACCACGACCTCCTGCGTCTGGTTCCGCACCAGCATTCTTGCTACGGCTGGTTCGGTGTATTCCATGCTCTTGTTGGTGAATACGATATCCGTCACGTAGCATCCGCTCTCGTATTCCTCGTAGCAGATGGCGCAGAGCCAGTCGGCTCCCGTGTCCGCTGTATCGATGTAGCACTTGCGTCTTGGCAGGTGTGCCTCTATCGGCATGGTGTCGTAGGTCTTGAAATGGGAATACATGAGACCTTCGATTGGTGTCGGGTTCTGCATGTATTGTGTTTCATAAACGAAGGAGTTGGCGAGGCGTATCTTCTCCAGCTCCTCCAGGGTGTGCTTGAATTCCCAGAGCGGCTGGCGGTGTCCGTCTTCGTCAATGGTGACGCATGGCAGGCTTACGACCGTCCAATCGTCTGGCTCTATCTCCTGGAGGTAGCCGCAAAGGTCATGCTCATGGAGTCGCTGCATGATGATGATGATTGGCGTGTTTCGGCTGTTGACTCGGTTTCGGATGGTGGTCTCGAATCGTCGGTTCACTCGCTCACGCACCACGTCGCTCAGCGCATCCTCTGGCTTGATAGGGTCATCGATGATGATGGCTCCTGCGAATCGGTAGGGCAGTGGGTTGCCATGCTCGTCCACTCTGTCCACCTCGCCAGCTCCGAAACCTGTTATCTGTCCGAGGGTGGAGGTTGCGTAAACTCCACCGCCTTGCTCCGTGTCCCATTGCGCCTTGGTGTCGCTTCCATACTTCACCCTGGTTTCAAACATCGCCTGGTATGCTTCGCTGTTCACGATGTCCTTTATGGCGATGGAGTTGTCCACTGCCAGGTCGCTGGAGTAGGAGAGGTGTATGAAATTGGAGGCTGGATTGATTGCGAGTCCCATGGCGATGAAGTTCTTAACCGCCAGCTCGGTCTTGCCGTATCGTGGTGCAATGTTGATGATGAGCTTGTTGCATTCGCCCCTCAACACCTTATCCAGCGCATCGCATACTCTCTTGTGGTGGTGTCCGACAATAAACCGCTTGCCTCCGTTCTCCTTGAAGAAGTACCGAGTGAAGTTGAGGGGGTTCTGCAGTACCCACATCTTTTGCAGTTCGGTGTCGTGCATCATGCTAGTACTCCTCCTCCAGCTTTTTCAAATACTCGATTTGCTCCTCCCTGGTGAGCGGTGTCCCCTGCTGGATCTGTTTGCCGTTGGAGGTGATGTCCACCTTCTGCTGCGGCTTTCCGTATTGTCTGTCCATCAGCCTGTCCATGGTGGTTGTCTTGCCGTTCTTCATGTCGATGATGGCAGCCATTGCCAGCGTCTTTGCGTAGGCTGGCGTTTCGTCTGCCTTCGCCAATACCTGCAAGTCCGACAGCTCCATGGCGAGGATGCTTCTCTCGATTGTGTTGATTTCGTCCTGGGTGAGTCCTTCGCTCTTCTTCAGCTTGCTCTTGGGGAGCACCTGCTTCAAGAGTGCCTTGACCCTATCCTTCGGTTTGCCCTTCGGATTACCGCTCTGTCCCTTCTGCCATTTGTGGCTCTCGATGTTGGCGAGCTGGCTTTCCGTCATTGTCTCTTTTCCTCTTGGCATTGCTTATTCCTCCTTCTTCTTCGATTTTTTGGTCTTGGTGGCGGCAGGTTCTTGGGCAGGCAGCAGGGTGCTTGCCTCTCGCTGCTTATCCTCCAGAATGTTGCCGATGCGGACAGCCTTCTGCTGGGTGAGCTCCTCCCATCGCTTGATGATGACGTCCACGTATATCGGCTCGAACTCCACCATACGGCAGCACCTGCCCAGCTGTTCCGCTGCGATGAGGGTGGTTCCGCTTCCTCCGAATATGTCGAGGACGATATCCTTTACCCTGCTGCTGTTGCTGATGAGCTTGCCTATCAGCGGTACAGGCTTCATGGTTGGATGATCAGGGTTTTTCTTGGGCTTGTCGCAGTCTATTACGCTTGTCGGGATGTCGCCTCCGAATAGCTGCATGAGCAAGTCCTTCATTTCTGCCTTGCTCATGCTCTCGATGTCCAGCTTCTGCTCGAGCACCGTGGTGAGGTTTCGCTTGTTGGTGAAGTAGTGGGCAGCTCCTTCCTTCCATCCGTACAGGCAGGGTTCATGCTTCCATTGGTAATCCTGGCGACCGAGGACGAGGCTGTTCTTGTTCCAGATGAGGCATTGGCGTGTCTCCCATCCGATGTTCTTCACGGCTGTTCGGAAGTTGAAGCCCTGGCTGTCCGCATGCCAGATGTAGAAGGCTGCGCCTGGCTTCATGCTGTCGTTGGCATTCTGCAGGGTGTCCGTGAGAAATGCCACGAAGTTCTCGTCTGCCATGTGGTCATTTGCGATTTTCATCTTTCCCTTTGCCTGGTAGTCCACGTTGTATGGTGGGTCAGTTACCAGCAGGTCTGCCTGTTCTCCGTCCATGAGAGCATCGAGGAACTCCTGCTTCGTGCTGTCGCCACAAATGAGGCGGTGCATGCCGAGCTGGTAGATGTCGCCTGTCCTGCTGGTCGCCTTCTTTGGCGTGTTGCCAGCCACATCGTAGCCATCGTCCTTCGCTTCCTCTTCCTCCTCTGGGTCGGGAATGTCTGGTACGTCGATGGCAGCTGCATCTATCTCCTCTGGCTTCCAATCGTTGATGAGGTCGTCGAAGTTCGTCTCTCCAAAGCTGGAGTTATCCTTCAAGACGATGCGTCGCATCTTATCCATCGGGAAGTCGTGGGGGAGGATCTTGCAGACGGCTGTCTTGTATTTCAGCTTGCGCAGGGCTTCGTATCTCATGTTACCGCCAATGATGACGAATCCTCGCTCATCCTGGGTGTCATAAACGATAAGCTCTCGAAGCTCCAGCATCTCGGGGTCGTCCTGGATGCTCTTTACCAGCTTCTTGAATTTCGGGTCTCGTATGAATCGTGGGTTCTTAGGCAGCCCTTCCACCTGTCCTTGGTTCGGGTGGAGCTGGGTGATGTCCATGTCCCTTCTCTGAATATCTGCTGTTGTCGTGTCCATGCTTTTTGTCTTTCGTTGGTTTAAGCAGTGAAGGCGAGCCCTTCTTCAAGGCTCGCCTCTCCTGTCTGGAATTGTTGTTAAAATGGTGCGGCACCACCGCTGAATGCGGAGAATGGCAGGACGCTCTTTGCTCGCCCCGATGCCTTGGTGCTGCCGTGGAGGACGCTGCCTCCGCTCTTGTGTTCTGAACCGCTACTACTCATGGCTCGTTCTCCTTTGTTTTTGAAATTTAACTTTTATCGAATGTCATACGTGTGAACAGATCCCACGCCTTGCTGTTGCGTATCGGCTTGCGGATGGTGGCGTACTTGTCGAGGATCCTGCTGAAGTGGTCATCGTAGAAATCGTACAGCTCTGGGTTCTCCTCCATGGTGAACTGCTCGATGTTACCCGAGCTTCGGAGGTTCGCAGATCCGTGCATGATAATCTTGCGCCCTCCCAGGGTCTCGAAGTGTACGGTCTTGGTGTGTACTCCTGCCACCGCTAATTGGAATCGGTCGCCAATGTCCAGCTGCTTGTAAATGTACGGAACCAGGCTCCTTCGCTCGTTGCCCCAAAAATAAACGCTAATGATGAGGTTCAATTCCTCGATGTAGCCCTTATCCATGAGGGTGTGCAGGCTGTCCACGTTGTTCTGGCTAAGCGAAAGCGTGCTTATCGTCATTTTCTTGGCGCAGGCTCGCTGTGTCGTTAGGTACGCCTCGATGAAGTCCCCGAATATGAAGGAACCGCTCACGAATGCATCGAAGCGTTCCCCGAATCCCAGGCGCAGCTCCTTCGCCATCTTCTGGGCATTGTCGTACATCACGAAGTCCTCCTTCATCGGTACCACCTTTGGCAGGGTGTACCTTGTCTCCTCCGTCTCGTCCGATGGCAGGAAGTCCACAAGGTTGAGGTCGAGGTCTGGGAGGTCAAAGTTGCCGATATCACCCATGAAATCCGAGAGGTGCTCCTGCTCCTCTCGGACGTCCTTTGTATTGTCTTGCTTCTGTCTCATGCCGCAAATTTAAGAAAAAGTGGCTATAATGTAATCACTTTTGGAAGAAAATTAACACAATTTGTGCCTATTTCCGTGAAAAAATGGGGTTTTTCGGTGAAGGCTGCCCTCGGAGGGTTGCGCTCGTGATGCGCATTGGCAGCCCAGCGTAGTCCCAGGCGAGCAGGGCGGCATCTCGCCCCTCCTGGTTGAGCCTACCCAGCTTCTGTAAAGTTATTTCCTCCAGCTCCTCTTTGGTGATCTTGCGGTCTTTGCCGTGCCAGCACTTAGGGAGCGGTCTCTTGAACTCGTAGGGGATGCCCCAATGCTCCATCATTTGCCCGATGGTTCTGCTGACCTGTTCGTTGCGTCCTTGGTCGACGCCCAGGCTGGCGATGCCCTGCTTCCCCTGCCATCTTTGGATGTGGTAGTTTCCTCGGTTCATCCATCCAGCCTCGATGATGACCTTGAAGTCCCATTTGTCAATTTCTGCGAATTGGCGGTATTTCTCCTTGATGAAGTCGAGGAGGTTCGGGAAGGTGAGCATCTGAACCTGTAGGCTGTGGGTGCTCATGTCGAGCATTGCGATGCCGTTTCTATCGACGTCTGGGTCAATTCCGATGATAATTTGTTCCTTGTGGCTCATTTTCCTGTCTCCTGTTGCGTTTTTGTTTCGTTGCTTGGTATTTCCTCGTCCGAGGTCATTTCGTGCGCTTGTGCACCCTTATTTTGGCTCTCTTCGCTATCGTATGGGTTGGGTGTTGCTTTCTTCACCTCGTCCCACATCCATGCTGCGTACATCGCCAGGAATGCGACGATGCCTAAAATCAGCAATGCGTCCATGTTCGTCATTTGTCTTTTTCTCCTTTGTTTCTGTTTGTCTGTTTGTGTTCCGTTCGTTGTGTGTGCTGCCTGCGTCTCCCTATGCGTGTGCGCTTTGGTATGTGTGCGTGCATGTGGGTGTGCGCCTGATTGCGTGTATGTGGGTACACGCACCCCCTCCCAAACCCTCCCCCTCATTTCGGAGGAGGTGGTGGAGGTATCGGCTAATGGTAGCCGTGCTTGGTGTTCGGGCGGCTTCTTATTCGGTTCCAGCTCCATGGCTTTGCCTTTGGAGCCGTTCTTGGCAGATGCTTCCTGCTGGCATGGAAGCGACGGAGCTTATTCTGTAGCTTCTCCTCCAGCTTCTCTGGGCAGTAGTAATCTCGGATATCTTCTTGAATGCGTCCTCTGGGATCCAGGTAAATACTGCGCTCTTCCGTTAGGATTCGGCAGCTCTCCAGATTGGCTATGCATGTTTCGATTCGTTCGGTTTCGATGCCTGTTGCTATTGCAATACGGAGGATAGCCTGTTGTTGCTGTTCCTTGTCAGCTGTCACCTCGATTATGTACTCTTTGTCTCTTCTTTCTTCCATTTCAGCTCCTGTCTTTTGTCCGTGAGGTCATCGCATGGAGGGTTGCCGTTGAATATCGGCTTCCCTGTCTTGCCGCAGACCCAAGTGTTTATGCTCTCGTAAGCGTGACCGCAATGTGCGCATGGCGTGCTCTGCAGTCTATGTCCTGTTCCACTCATTGGCTTTGTTATGTTTCTGATGTCGGTTTGCATGCGCTCGTAGCTGTATTCGCTCTCTGGGTACATGCATTGCAGTTTCCATTTTCTCTCCCTCAAAGGAGGGACGTCGTGTGTCACGGCAATATCGCAGACCTTGCCTGTCTTCTTGTTCGTGACTGCGAGAAGGTGTACCTCTTTCGGTCTCCATTCTCGCTTGTGTGGCTGTTCAAGCCATTTTATGAATTCGTTTATGTTGCTCATGTTACTCCTTCGGCTTCTTGCCTTTTTTCATTGGTTCTATCTTTACGTTCACCACCTCGTCTTGGTCGGCTGGCTTCTGTACTGCCTTGAATGGTGTCATGTGGCATGTCTCTTGAACCTGCATGCGCTGCTCGAAAAGGACGTACATCTTGTCGGGGTTCTTCTTGGCGAGGTTCCTGGCTTTAATGGCAGCCATACCCTTGTTGGCGATGTCCTGCTCGATGATGGTGCTTGTCTCATCCTCGTTCATCTCTGCGATGGCGTAGAAGATTCTCGCTTCCTCCTTTGGCTCTGGCTCCATGTCCTGCTCCTTCAGCTTCAAGACTCCCTGCTTCAAGCTGCCGATGATGTCGTCCATTCTCGCTCTGCCCTCCAGCTTCTGTTCGTCGCCAGGCTTCCAGACCTTTGGGATTCCTTCCCATCTGGTGATTCTGTCGAACAATACGTCCACGTCCTGGGTGTAGGTCTCCTTGATGCCTGTGCTCTGGTTCTTCACAAGGTCGTGCATGACGTTGAAGAATTTGTCCTCGCTGTTCAGCAGGGAATTGATGACGGGCTGCACTCCCTTGATGAGCAATCCCCAATCCTCGACGATGTTCTGCATCTCTCCGAATAGGAGGCTCTGTACGCTGTGAATGTGAAGGAATGCGGCTGTAAGATATCCGAGTCGCTGCATGACTCCTGCCTGCTGTGCCACCGCTATCGGGGTGTTGAATATCTGCTGTTCGTCTGGCGTGAGGTTGTTCGCCCAATAATCACGCACCGCTTTTGGTGCTACCATTTTCTGCTGCTGTGCCAGCGGATTCTCCTGTTTGCGTGGCTGGCTGTTCCATCTGTTGCGCTTTTTGTTCTTTCCCATAATTTCTTTTTTGTTAAGTGTTTAAAAGTTATTTTCTCCCTGGTACCTCGGACAGGGATGCTGCTCCGTATTGGTTCCAGGCGTTGATCCAGGTGCTGCCCTGGGTGTCCTGCATTCCGCTTGCGGCTTGCTGGAGCTTGTATTTTCTTTCCTCCATGGCTCTGCTATTTGATAAGTTCGAACTCGTAAACAAAAACGAGTGGGTTTCTGTCCCATGTGCCTTTTCCTGCGATTTTGTCAATGAGCAGGGAGTATGGCTTTTTGGCTGTCTCGTAGGTGGCAGATTCATCTGTAATGCTGTAAAAATGCGCCTTGTTTATTCTGCTCTCAAAATCCACGATACCTTCTGCCAGGCAGTCTTCTTCGCAGATGTTCTGCAAAAGTTCAACACGAATGTACGTGATGCGGATGCGGTGCGGCATGAGGTCTGCCTTAACAAACATTTTGTTGTCGCAGCCTTTCTCGTATTTGATGAGCTCCAGCGGCATTCCGTGAATTCCGCAAAGGCGGTAGAACTCATCGTCCTCTGCCAGGTCTATGTATCTCTGGGAAATCGCCACCTCTTCTCCTAGCTTGAACTTGGATTTGGCTACCACCTCGTTGCCGTCATTGATGTAGAGCTTGTTTTTGTCCGCTCCTTCCAGGCAGAATCCGCAGTTGCAGTAACGCTTAAACGTTCCCTGGTAGCCGATTCTTCTTGTCTGCGTCTTGCGCCCTTCTAATACTGCCTTTGTCAGACCGTATTTGTCGTTGAACATGATTTTTTTCATTTTCTTAATCGTTTTGTTTCATTATGACTTTCGCTCCTCGTGTAACTCTGTAAATCACGGAGGCGTAGATGTGTCGGTGGATGCTTGTCTTTCCACTTGGGCATCCGTATTTGTTGCAAATCTTTCCATAGAAGGCGAGGTTTTCGCCTTCGCCTTCTATTCTCTCTACGATGATGCTCTGGTGCTTGGTTGCCACAACATCGCCCTTGCGTATCTTCTTTGGCTCAATCATGGCACCTTCCTTCCGTTGATGTATTCAACCTCCAGGGCTGTGGGGATCCTGCAGGATTCTCTCTTTGACCGCATTCGCTGTTCGGACAATCATGTCTGCCAATGGCTCGTAGCCTGTGCTTGCAAACTCTGGGTTTTGGCAGTAGCCCTGGGCGATTGCATCAAGAAGTCCCCATTGGCGGTCAATCATTTTTTCTCTGTGCTCTTCTTCGTTCATGCGTTACCTCCTTTCTGATGCTGGTTGGTGTCGAGCTCTTGGTCGAGCTGAACGATGTCTGCTGTCAAGTTGACCCAGTCATGGTGCGTGCCCTTGCAGTAGTCGATGTGGTCTTTTGCGGCTCTGCAGATGAGTGCTGCCATCTGCTTGTCGTTGCGGCAGACTGTGAAGAGGAGGTTGAGCAAGTCTTGCTTCGTTCCCTTCCATGAAAGCCATACCTTTTCGTCTTTTGTCTTTGTCACGCATACGAATGCCTCTCCGTCCTTGGTTGTGACGTTGGCTGCTGTGTTGCGGAGTCGCTTGGTGCTAATAACCTCTTGCGGCTTCTTCATTATGATTTTGTCCATGTTGTTCTTGTTTATGGGTTATGCGTACCATTTCGGTATCGCTTCGTATTCTTCAATTACTTGTTTGTACTTTTCTCCGAGTTCGTTTCGGATGATTTCCAGGAGGATTCTGTCTGCTTCGCAGTGTCCTCCCTCCGTGTCCATCTGCTGGCATTCCTTCAGCTTATGGACGTATTGCTCTGCCTTGTTTATGATGCACCTCCTTTCGATTGAATGGTGGTTGGCATGCTGCTTCCTGGCTTTAGCGTCATCGCCTCCCAATCCTTGCCGTTGTATGTTACGGTTCTCTTGGTGATGTTGGCGACAATGTAGCCCTGTCGGTATTGGGTCTCCATGTCGAAGCCTTCTACCAGGCTGCTTGCGATGCTTCCGTCCACGTCCTTATACTGAACCAGGAAGATGTCTTTCTTGGCAAGGATTGCCTGCACTCTCGCTATCTCCTGGTCTATTTCGGTCTCCAACCGCTTGCTGGCTATGAGAGCGTCCCTGCTTTCCTGCGAGCTTGGTCTTGCTTCCTGGTAGGTCTTCTGTTGCTTGCGCATCTCAGCGACCTTCTCGAAAAATTGTTGATTGTTCATGCTCGCCTCCTTCCTATCCTGCGATTGCTCGCTTGTTGAAGTACTCCTTGCGGACGCTGTCCAGCAGCAGCTCGCTCTCGACGATGTTGTCTGCTGTAATGCGTTGGATTGGGATTCCGTCAATCATCAATGCCGTGTATGTTACACCCTTGCTGTCGGTGTAGTCACCGATGCAAATCTTGACCTTCGCCTCGTGGCGGATCTGTTCGTTCTTGTTGTGCTGGCTTGCCTTACGGTATGCCTCCACTGGGTTCCAAATTTTCATCATAGTCCTTTCAGCTCCTCCTTCTGCTTGTTAATTTCCAAATTGATGGCGTTAATGATGTTGTACTTAAGCTGGCTTGGAAGAATCACCATGCTGTCGGTCTTCTCTTGGTAGACCTCGATTTGGGTGTCGTTCTCTGCCAGCATCTTTCTTGCTTCCTCCAATTTTGGGAGGTCTCTCGCAATTTCTGCGATTCTGCCTAAATTCTTGTAACTTGCCATTTCTGTTTCTTGTTAAACTTGTTTGTATTTCTGTTCTGTGAGCATGTCCTGCTCTCTTGTGTTCATTTCGTATTCGGCTTGCATCTGATTGATGATGATTGCCTCCTCGTGAGTCATGTTGTTCGGATTGTGCATGTCGTCCCAATCCTTCACCTCCTGCAGCTTGCGGTCTCTCTTGGCGTATGCCTCGTTGCGCTCCCTGCAGAACACGTTCAGCCCTTGCATGATTGCGATAGGGTCAACGCTTCCGTAGAACTTGTCGTAGCTGCCTTTCTTGAATCTGCGGCAGAAAAGCATTATCTCTGCCATGTTCAAAAATCCGTAATCGTCGGTTATGAGCTGTATGATCTGGTCGAGCTGCCTGTCCGTGATTTTGTCCTTGGCTCCGCTGAATTCGGAAAGGTCGGTTATCTGGTATGCCAGCCATTCCTGCGCTGTCCCGAATCCGTATGCTAGGTTGACCGTCCAAAGGGTGGGGGCGTTCTGAAAAAAGCACCTCTCGGGTATGTTCGTCAGCTCTATCTGCTTGTCGATGCAAAAAGTCTGAAGGAGGCTATCCCTCGTTTCCCATCGTTGCAGCGTCTGTGTCAGCAATTTGCCTCCATTTGCTTGCGACACCTGCGTAGCCCTGGATGCGCTCACGCTGTTCTGTCGCCCTCTGTTCGTTGCGATTAATTGTCCGACCGCTTGCGGCTGGTGTTTCTGTCCCATTGTTGTAACCTCCTATTGTTGCTGTTGCCGTTGGTACCTGTGGCTGCGGATAGTCGTAGTAGCCATCGAGCACCTTCGGGAAATTGTTTGGTCTGTATATCCATTCAAAATTGGCGAGCCATCCGTTTCTTCCTCCTCCGTTGAGGAATCCGCTCTCTGCTGCCTTAATCATCACTCGGTATGCAGACGTAATGCCGTATTCTCGAACTCGTGCTTCAAAGAATGCCTTGCGCTGTCCTGTGATTTTGCCTTTGAGCTTCGGGATTGCCTTGTCTTGCATGAGTCTGTTGAACTGCTGGCGCACCTTCTCGAAGTCTATCTTGTCTTGTTTCTTGGCTTGATCCTTGGCTTGATTTTCCTCGTTCTTCGCCTGTGCCTGCGGCTCTGCTGCAGCGTCAGAACTTGTTTCTGACGTAGAGGCTTTAGCCTCTTTAATATTATTAAACTCTTTATTGTTTATCTCATTCTCTATCCCTATCCCTATCTCATTCCCTATCTCTATCCCTATAGGTGACGTTCGTTCACGTTCGTTCACGTTCGTGCACGTTCGTGTACGTTCTTTTTTGTCCTTTTCTCGTGCCTCCTTTCTCTTCTTTTCTCGCTCCATGGCAATCTGTCGGTTGCGCTCGCATTTCTCTTCGTACTTCTCGTTGTTCCTGTCGATGTTGGCTTGTAGCGTTCTGAACAGGGTACGCATCGACCTGTCGTCGGTTTTGAACTCTTCGCCTCTGTTGGCGTAGGCGAGCAAAGCCATGAAAATCTCCCCAACCTCTTCCTTCGTGAAGTCCTGCAGCATGTTCTCTGCGTCTTTCGTATTGATGACGATAGAACTCTTGTCTGTATTCCTGCTCATGTTTCTGATTTTATTGTAATCACTTTTGGGAGTCGCTCTGTGGCGGCTCCCTCGGTGGTTGTTGTTATTGCTCGATAATCACAATGTTCGGTGCAGCCTCTGCAATTCGTACAAGTACTCCGTCCATCTGGCTGTCTCGCTCCTGCACTACGATGTCGTGTGCGTCTGGGCTGACCAAGGTGCAGGAGAGGTCGTTCGGGTTAATCTCCACCTCGACCTCGAATGTGCGCTTCTCGGTTCCCTTGAAGATTGGCATGTTGACCTTGAAGCTCTTTGGCAGGTTGCTTTCTACCGTCTGTGCTCGCATGATCGTCTGGTTGCCTCGCTTGTCGTCGCTCAGCTCCAGCTCCTTATCAATCTTAGCCTTGAAGCTGCGGAGCTCTGTTACCAGCTTCATGGCTTCCTGCTGTGTCTCGAAGTAGGTGCGGAGCTGCTTGATGCGGTCTGCCATGTCGAAGCAGCTCATGTACTCTCCTGTGTTGATGCCGAAGTCCTGCATCTCTGTGGAGAGGGTCAGCGTGCCGACAATCTGATCCATGTATGCGCTGTTCTCGTCGGTGTTCAGCGTGATGGTCATTCGGTCTCTGTCCACCAGGACGTGTGCGTCTGCCGACACGATGTCGTCCTTGCGCTTCTCTACCCAGCGTGCTGGTGCGTCGATGGTACCGTGGATGGATACGTACTTTGGCTCCTTAAGTGGGAGGGCTTCTCCGAATCGGATGCAGTATCCTCCATTACTTTCGTTCAATTCTTGGATTCTCTCGATTGCAGCCTTGGTTGCTGCGTTTTGCTCTTCTTTTGTCATTTTTAAATTCTTTTTATGTGAAACTTATGTTACTTGTCGTCGGTTCCTGTCTTGGCAGGATTGAGCTTGAAAATGTTAGGCTGCAGCTCATCGTGGCGTGCTGCTCGCTGGTAAACCAGCGTACCCTCCTTGGTGTAGTAGCCGACCTGTCTTGTTTGCTGGTCGATGAGCTTGTAGCATGGCTCCTTCACGTAGGTCGATTTGCTCTTGAGCTTGTCTGCTGCGTCCTTGATGGTGAGCTTGTAGCCCTTGATCTCCTCGTTGTACATCTGGACGGCTGCCTTCTTCGCCTCTTCCTGCTCCAGCTTCTTGATGCTGGCATCTGCCAGGGTCTCCTTCAATTTCTCTATCTGATCGCTTGGAATAGGCTTTGTGTAGCCCATGTTCTCGATGCTGTCTGCGTTATCCTTGATGAATTGCTCACGCTCTGCAAGGTCTTCGTATTCAAGTCCTAGATATTTCTCCATGATGTTGCCTCCTTTCCTGTTGTGTAATTCGTCCATAATTCCGTGAATTGCTTTCCGCTGTAAATTGCCAGCTCCTCTGTCTTGTGTGCAAGCCGAGCCGAGATGATCGCATCCGCATACGACCAGGCGTTGTTCGAGTACGCAGAAGCGAAACCGCAATTCGCACCGAAGTTCGAGTGGCCGCCACCAAGACACAGCAGGAGGTTATGGTCGTCCTTCCATTCTTCGTCCTTGTCCTCCAGCTCTTCTTTCGTCCAGAGGCAAAGGTAAGGGTAGTATCTGTATTCGTCATCGTTGGTGAAGTCTGGCTCCCATCCCTCGTTGAGTGCTGCAGTAATGATGCCCAGCTTGAAGTATGCCGTGGCTTCCTTGTCTTCTGCTATGGCTTCCTGGATTGCCTTGAACTGCTGTACCAGCTTGTGGTCTTCGCCCAGTTCCTTGCAGGCATCCTCGAATGTCTTCACTCTCTCCGTGATAGGACGTTCGTCCTTCTTCTGTTCCTCTTCTGCATCTACGAGCTTGAGGAAACCGTCCACCCATGCGGCTTTCTTGCCTGCTGGGATCTCTACTTGAATTACTTCTTTTTCCATGTTGTTACTTCTTTATCAAGTTTAAAACTTTTTTGAATGCTTCGTGATATCCTGTGAGCTCCTTGAACTCTTTGGCTATCATCTTTTCGTCTCCGATGATGAAGGATGCGCCTCCTGTCTTGTCTGCCATGAGAACTAAGCAGTGCAGCTCGTTCTTATCGTGGTATTCGTTGACTGTCTTGTAGACGCCTTCTGCCATTTTCGTGAGCTTGTCGTTCTCTCGTCCTGGCTCTACGATTTTGATTTTCTCTTCTTTTTCTTCTGCCATGTTGTAAATTTAAATGTTAATAAAATCTTTGTCGAAGTCCAGCTCCATTCCTGGGCTGGCTGCTCTCGTTGTCTTACCTGTCGCTCTCCGCACCTTGGTGATGAACTCCTTCTCGTTGCTGTTTCCATCTGAAAGGTGGATTAGGAGGATGTCCTTCGTCTTGGTGAGGTCGTGTCGCTTCAAGATTCCGATGGTGTTGTCGATGCTCATGTGGCTGGTGATAACTCTTCTTCGGAGTGCTGCTGGTATGTAGCCTTCGAGGACGTTGTGGTCGACCTGTCTTGTTTGCTGGTCGATGAGCTTGTAGCATGGCTCCTTCACGTAGGTCGATTTGCTCTTGAGCTTGTCTGCTGCGTCCTTGATGGTGAGCTTGTAGCCCTTGATCTCCTCGTTGTACATCTGGACGGCTGCCTTCTTCGCCTCTTCCTGCTCCAGCTTCTTGATGCTGGCATCTGCCAGGGTCTCCTTCAATTTCTCTATCTGATCGCTTGGAATAGGCTTTGTGTAGCCCATGTTCTCGATGCTGTCTGCGTTATCCTTGATGAATTGCTCACGCTCTGCAAGGTCTTCGTATTCAAGTCCTAGATATTTCTCCATGATGTTGCCTCCTTTCCTGTTGTGTAATTCGTCCATAATTCCGTGAATTGCTTTCCGCTGTAAATTGCCAGCTCCTCTGTCTTGTGTGCAAGCCGAGCCGAGATGATCGCATCCGCATACGACCAGGCGTTGTTCGAGTACGCAGAAGCGAAACCGCAATTCGCACCGAAGTTCGAGTGGCCGCCACCAAGACACAGCAGGAGGTTATGGTCGTCCTTCCATTCTTCGTCCTTGTCCTCCAGCTCTTCTTTCGTCCAGAGGCAAAGGTAAGGGTAGTATCTGTATTCGTCATCGTTGGTGAAGTCTGGCTCCCATCCCTCGTTGAGTGCTGCAGTAATGATGCCCAGCTTGAAGTATGCCGTGGCTTCCTTGTCTTCTGCTATGGCTTCCTGGATTGCCTTGAACTGCTGTACCAGCTTGTGGTCTTCGCCCAGTTCCTTGCAGGCATCCTCGAATGTCTTCACTCTCTCCGTGATAGGACGTTCGTCCTTCTTCTGTTCCTCTTCTGCATCTACGAGCTTGAGGAAACCGTCCACCCATGCGGCTTTCTTGCCTGCTGGGATCTCTACTTGAATTACTTCTTTTTCCATGTTGTTACTTCTTTATCAAGTTTAAAACTTTTTTGAATGCTTCGTGATATCCTGTGAGCTCCTTGAACTCTTTGGCTATCATCTTTTCGTCTCCGATGATGAAGGATGCGCCTCCTGTCTTGTCTGCCATGAGAACTAAGCAGTGCAGCTCGTTCTTATCGTGGTATTCGTTGACTGTCTTGTAGACGCCTTCTGCCATTTTCGTGAGCTTGTCGTTCTCTCGTCCTGGCTCTACGATTTTGATTTTCTCTTCTTTTTCTTCTGCCATGTTGTAAATTTAAATGTTAATAAAATCTTTGTCGAAGTCCAGCTCCATTCCTGGGCTGGCTGCTCTCGTTGTCTTACCTGTCGCTCTCCGCACCTTGGTGATGAACTCCTTCTCGTTGCTGTTTCCATCTGAAAGGTGGATTAGGAGGATGTCCTTCGTCTTGGTGAGGTCGTGTCGCTTCAAGATTCCGATGGTGTTGTCGATGCTCATGTGGCTGGTGATAACTCTTCTTCGGAGTGCTGCTGGTATGTAGCCTTCGAGGACGTTGTGGTCGAGAATCTCGTCGCTGTAGTTTGCTTCTGCCATGAAGTGGGTGATGTTCGGGAAATCGTAAGGCATTGCGTAGGTGTCCGTGAAGAACAGGATGCGTCCTGTCTCCTGGTGCTCGATGAGGTATCCTACGCATGGTACGTCGTGCTTCACCTTGAATGGCAGAATCCTAAAGCCTCCGTAAATGTAACCGCACCCATCCTTGATGGCGGTGGTTGTGGTTGCTTCCAGGTTCTTGGCTTCAATAACGGAGGGGAGAGCCAGCAGCGGTATTCCTGCCTTCTCGTATTCGGCTGCGTGTCCTGCGTGGTCGTTGTGCTGGTGTGAGATTATGCAAACTTTCACCTTTGCGATGTCCCATCCGAGTGCCTTTTTGACCTCTGCGAGGCTCATGCCTGCCTCGATGATCAGGGCTTCGCTGTCGTTCTGCAAGACGTAGCAGTTTCCCTTGCTGCTGCTTCCGAGGATTGTCATCTTCATTGCTCTTCCCTCCTATGGTTATGGCAATGGGCAGGCTCTGCTGGCTCCTGTCCCTGCGTTTGCGTTTGCAGCAGGAGCAGGTTCTGCTGATGGCTGTTGTGTATTGCTCATGTCGATGTAGCTTGCGTTAGCTTCGAGTCCCTTCGGAGCTGGTGCGGCTACCTGTTCGTCCTTGATCTCCACCGCTTCTGCATCGATAGCCTGTCTGCCTTGTGCAGCCTCTCGCTCTGCTGTCGCTTCGTCGTAGTGGTTTGGGTCGTCGTCATCGCCTGGGTCAGCGGTGCTGTCGAGGGCAATCTTGCAGGCTCGCTGGATGACGGTCTTCATGCACATCTGGTCTGTGAAGTTGGTATGTGCTCCGCTCTTGCCCTTCATGGCTCCCTGTTCCCATGCCTTCTGGATCTGCGTTCTTGTCATCACCTCGATGTGGCGTGTGCCGTCCTTGTTAATGACCACTGCGTAGGCTGCGAGAATCTTGGTGTTGTCGATGTTGGCAAGGTTCGGCACATGCTTGACCAGCTGCTTCTCTCCGTTCTCGTCGATGGTGTAGACGAACTCGTCTCCTTCGTAGATGACCTGGGCGTTGACCTTCCCGATTTCTGTGTCTCGCTTTGCTCGCATGAGCTTACCCAGGTATCGCTCCTGCCATTCGAGGCGGTTGCCGTACATGATGAAGTAGCAATGCTTCTGTGGGTATTCTCCGTTGATGACCATGTTCAAGAGGGCGTTGCAAATGCTGTCCTTTGTGCAGTAGTCGATTGCCTTCTGGTGCTGCAGGTTCTCTACCGTCTGAAGGTAAAGCCAGGCTAGTTTGATGGCGTTGCCTACGTGGTAGCCCTTTGGCAGGACGACCTCGCCTGTCTCTTGCCAGCCTGTTACTCTTTCCATAATCTGTTGCGTTGTCTCTTCCTGCATGCGCTTTAAAGCGGTTGCGTTCTGTGAGGTGAGCTGCGTCTGCGGCTGCTGTCCTCCCTGTTGAGATGTTTGTGTCATAATCACTTTCTTTTTAAAATTGTTACTGAATTATCGTTAGCTCCTTGTCTCGTGAAACGATGAGGAGAATCTGCTGGCTTCTTGTCGGCAAGATGTCCGTGATGCTCTCTGCGTTGTCAATGAGCAAAGGTGCGTAGATGTCGTTGAATCGGCAGGCTGCGTTGATGATGTCGATTCCTGCATTTATCTTCTCGCTGGTCGAGAGGTCTCTGTAAGGCGTGCCGTGCATGGTGCATTCGCATGTCGTCTTGATTCCCTCTGTTGTAATGAATGGCTCGAACATTCGGAACTGAACGTTTGTGAAGAGCTTGTTGACCTTTGTCTGCAGGTCTGTAATCTTGGCGATGGTGAACTGCTCGGCTGTGTAGTCCTGCTTCTCCAGGTTTGTTAGCTGCTGGTTCAAGTTCTTCTGTCTGTCCTCCAGCTCCTTGATGCGGTTCTGCTTGTCGGTGATGCGCTGTTCCTTCGCCAGCTCATCTCGGAGCTCGTCTCGGAGTCGGTTCTGCTCAGCCTTGCGTTGTTTGAGGTTGGCTTCCTGCTGCACTCTGGTATCGCTTGTCTCTTCAGCGGTTCTTGCTTCAAGGGCTGCTGTTCTTGTCTTCACGTCCATCTGCAGCTGCTGGTATTCCTCATCGTCCGTGTGATAGACGAGGTTCGGCTGAGCTTCCTGCGCCTTCTTCAAGGCTTCTTCCTGCTCCGTGCGCTGCTGATCCAGCTTTACCTGGTTGTCCTTGGCGGTCTTGATGGTTGCCTCTGCGTCTGCTTTGCGCTTTTTAATTCGGGCTGCCTCTTCGTACATTGCATCGAACTGCTTGCTCTTGTTGTCGTTGAAGTTACCCTCCATCTCTGCCTTCATGCGGTCTATGTCTTCCTGTGGGAGGCGTTGGTGGCAGGTAGGGCAGACCTCCTGGTTGTCGTCCCATGCAAATGTGGTTTGGTCGAGCTTATTCCAGCGGCTCTTGAAGTCTTCGCTTGCGATGGCTATCTTGTTGAGCTGCGCTTCCGCATCCTCGACCGCAGCCTTGGCGTTGCGGATGGATCTGTCTGTTACCTCGATTTCGTATTTGGCATCGTCGATGGCTTTCTTGTGCTTGCGCTCCTCTGCCGTGTTCTTGTCTTTGTAGCTCTGTACGATTTCCTCCATGCGCTGCTTGAGCTTGTTTATCTCGGTGCGCTCCTTTGTGCGCTCGTTGAAGTCGGAATCTACGGAACGGCTTAAGTCCGTGAGCTCATTGTCGATGTTCTCGATGCCTTTCTCGATTTCCTTGACTCTCTTTCTTGTCAGCTCGAAGTTCGGCTTGTCTTGCTCCAGCTTCTTCAGCTCCTCGGTGTTCTCGTTGATGCGGCTTGGTATTTGCTCGATTTCCTTCTTCAGCTCGGAAATCTTGTATCGGAGCTGCTCTCGATACTTCTGAATGTCCGTTCCTGCCAGGGTCGTAAGCAATGCCTTGAAGTCCTCGTTGTCGCCTGCGATATCTTCGTCGCTGGTGCTGCCGACCATCTTAATCAGCAGTTTGCGCTGGCTCTCTGCTGGAAGGTTCGGGAAGTATGAAGGCATTGTCAGCATTTTGAAGAGCTCCTCCTTGCAGAGGCTGTCAATGAATGCCGCATAGTCCTTTACGGTGTACTTGTCTTCGTTGACAAAGAACTTGGTGGTGTGTCCCTTCATCTCTGCCTCCTCCTTCTTACGTGGCTTCGTCCAGGTCTCTGTTCTTACCTTTTCGAGCTTGTAGTCTTTTCCGTCTGCTGTCAATTCCAGCACTACGGTATTGTCGAGGTGGTGGATAACCTGTCCGTTCTCGTCTTTCGGGTCAATGCCGAAGACCTGCATTCCTTCGCTGTTCTTGTCGAACAATACCCAGCGTACTGCATCCACGATGGTGGTCTTGCCTGCGTGGTTCGCTCCCATGATCTGGGTGAGCGTTGGGTTGAAGTTGATTGTTCTCTCGCCAAGAACTCCCTTGAAGTTCTTAATGGTGATGGTCTTGAATTCTATTCTCATGTTGCTATTTTAAATGGCGTCTATCAAATCCTTTAAAAATTCTCTCGAGCTTGCTGTTATGTCCTCGTCATTCTGCAATCTGTCCATAAGATTGAGCTTTGCGGATGCAAGTTTGATGAAGTTGCCGAATGTCTTATCTTTCATTCCTGTCTTGTAGAGTGCCTTGATTAAAGTTTTCGGGCTGTTCGTCTTAATGGACACTGCAATGTTGCCTCCGTCCTCGTTGTCTTCGATGGCTATGAAGATGCGAGCCTGCTTTGGTGTGTCCTGCTCAGCCATCTTATTGTCCTCATCGTTGAAGTCTTTTGCTGTCTTCGCCTGTTCGTTCATCCACTCTGAAGCTCCGATGAGTCCGAATTGGTTCTTCTCTTCTTTCTTTTTGTTACTAAATAATCCCATAATTTCTTCTATTTAAACATTAAACTTATGTTATATGGCAATCTGCCAAAATTTCAAAATGTCCAGCCCCTTGTAGAATGGTCGGTTCGTACTCTTGCGGTAGTAAACCTTGATGTGACCCTTCTTGGTGTGGCGGTGCAGGGTGGTGCGGTTGATCTGCAGAATCTCGCAGGTCTTGGCGATGGTGTACCGTCCTGCTGGGTTGATGTTAGGCTGCGTCTCCGTCATCTCTTGCCTCCTTTTTCTTCTTAGCGTCCAGGGCTTCCATCATCCCTTTGCTTATTGCGATGAACACCGCAAAAACAAAAGCCATGAACCATTCGCCTCGAATGATGGCGGTCGCTGTCTGCGTGATTCCTAGAACCAGGGCTGATATCGCTGCTGCCCACATGATTCCTCTTTCAATCTTTTTCATGTCTTGCCTCCTGTCTTTTTTGTTATTGTGATTTACTTACTTTCTCGGCAGTCTCGTAAACGCCTGCCTCGACCAGAATGAAACGGACACCGCTGGTGGTGATTCCGTGCTTCTCAGCCAATGCTCGCAGTATGCGGTATGGCTTCGTTCCCTGCGCTGTGAGCTTTGGTGCGAGCTCATTGAACTCTGCGATGATTGCCTCGTTGCGCTCCTTTCTCTTCCTCTCCATTGGAGTCATCAAATCAATCTCTGTCATTTTTTCTCCTTTTTATTTTGTTATTTCAACTTTTTTTGTTTACTTTTGTGCGTTGTAACGTTATTGCTAACGTTTTTCGAGTGCAAAGATATACAAAAACGTTTGTATCACCAAAAAAATTCGTGTGTTTCTTTTATTTTCGTGTGTTAATTAGTCTTAACTAAACGGGGCTATATGTTTAACTAATTGATTTACAAAAGGTTATGACAGGACAAAAAATAAAGGAACTTTTGGCGGCTGAGGGTATCTCCCTTGCTGAGTTGTCTCGCTTGCTTGGTTATGAGGGCGACCAGAGGCTTCATAATGCCTTGCGCTCGGACAGCGTGTAACCGGCAAAACCGGTTCGGGGGTTCGAATCCCCCTCTTTCCGCTTATAATCAGTTTATTTCTCCTTTATTTATTGCGTTTTTGGTCTGCCAGCTTTGTTGCGCTTTTCTCCCTTTTGTTTCTCTTTGTTGCAAAATGCGTGCAAAATGCGTGCAGTTAAATTTCGGAAAAATGATTAGAGTGCATTATTATCTGGATGTTCGTGGTGTTCCCGACGGTGGTCTTGCTTCCTTGAAGTTCGATTTTTGCCGTCAGCGTTCCCATTCCCAGCTCCCTGTTGGTATTCGTCTGCTTCCTTCTCAGTGGGATGCCAAGGCGCAAAAGGTGCGTGGTACCATGAACGATGAGTCCACAAATCTCTTCCTGCTGCAGCAGATGGCTCGTGTCTCTGAAATCATTCTGAAGCTGACCTCTGCTGGTGATCTCGTTGGCTTGTCGGCTGTCGAGGTGAAGAATCGGGTGGCTGCTGAACTTCGCCCTGATGCTGGTGTCGATAATCGGTTCTTGGCTCGTTTCCGCTCCTATGCCTCGCTGTGCAGGTCTCCTCGAACTCGTGATATCTACCTGGTGACCGTTAAGAAGGTGCTTGCGTTTGACTCTCATGCCGAGTCTCTCTCCTTCGAGCGCATCACGAAAGATTGGCTGTCCAGGTTCGAGGCGTGGCTTGGTACCGAGCAGGGTGGGTGTCCTTCCGTGAATGCTCGCTCCATCCATCTGCGAAACGTTCGGGCTGTCTTCAATGATGCCATCGATAATGGTATCACCTCCTGGTACCCGTTCCGCTCCTTCAAGGTGAAATCGGAGGCGACCAAGAAACGAGCTGTATCGGTGGAGGCTCTTCGCTCGCTGTTCTCTTTCCCTGGTTTGACCTGGCAGCAGCAGTATGTCGATGCCTTCAAGCTCTCGTTCTGTCTGATTGGCATTAACCTGGTTGACCTGCTGGCTCTGAAAGATGGGCAGCTTGTCGATGGTCGCCTGTCCTATCGTCGCTCCAAAACTGGGCGGCTCTATGATATCAAGGTGGAGCCAGAGGCTGCTGCTCTCATCGAGAAGTATCACGGCTCCTGTGGTCGGCTTGTCTCCTGGGGGGAAAACCGAAAACGCTATACCTCCTTTACCATGCAAATGTGCCGTGGCTTGAAGGCTGTTGGTTCTGTCGTGAAGGAATGGCGCACCGATGATCTGGGCGTGTATCGTGAAGTGGAGGTGTTCCGTTCTGCCTTCCCGATGCTGTCTTCCTATGTGGCTCGTCATTCCTGGGCGACGATTGCTGCTTCCCTGGATATCCCCAAGGACGTTATCGCCCATGCTCTTGGTCATGGTGGGTCTTCCGTTACCGATATCTATATCGATTTCGACCAGCGGAAGGTGGACGAGGCGAATCGTCGTGTCCTGGATTGGGTGTTCTATGGTACGAAATAAGGGAGGATCCTGTGTAGGATTCTCCCCTTCTCCTGTCTGTTAAGGCTCGATTATTTTAATCTCTGGCTTTCCTGCCGTCGTAATAATCACCTTGTGGCGTGTCATGTCTTGTCGTATCAGCTCGTTGATGTAGCGGTTCTTGTTTGGCTTGGTGTTCAGCCAATCCTCCAGCTCGCTGTCAATGGCGACCCCGATTCGTTTCTGGGTGCGTCCGTCGCCTCGCTTGCTTGACTTGTATTTTCTTGGTTCTGCCATGTTCTGTTCTCCTTTTTAAAAATTAAACTCCCCATTCTTTCCAAGTGCCAGCCTCCTTGCGTTGGTCTCGCTCCTTGATGTAGATGTCGATGCATTTGTGCACCTCCTTGATTGTCTCCTTCAAACCGAATTCCTTTCCAAGCTCTTCTAGCTGGTTGAGGAGCTGCTTTGCTACCTCGATTTTCTGGTCGAGCTCATGCCCTGTCATGCTGCCTGCTTGTTCTGCTCTCTGTTTCTCGTTCAGCACTACGTAGCCTTCTTTCTCTTTTACGTCGTTGTATGTAGCCTTCTTGTCTTTTCCTTCGCAGGCTCCCTCTAATGTACAGCGTCTCTCTGTCGTTCCCTGGTGTGCTGCCTTGAAAGGGCAGCCGAATGGGTTGTAGCATCTTGCCATGTTGTTCCATTCACGGATGTAATTTGCCATGTTGTCCTCCTTCCTTCTAGGTCGTTGCTTCATTAATGTATTCTGTGGCTTCGTCGATTGCGTCCATTGCGTTCGACAAATTGTCGATGGCTTCCTGCATCGTGTCGCCCTTTTCTCCTTCCTGGAAGGCTTCGGGCAGGTTCTCTAGTGCCGTCTGCTCCTCATCCATGATCTCCTCTACCTGGTTTTTTATCTCTTCGAGCTTGGTGAGGAGTTCGTTTAATGCCGTTCTTCTTTTCTTGTTCATATTCTTGTTGTGTTTTGGCTTGGTGGTTAGCCCAGCCGTTCCCTTTTTTATCCGATGATTGCCATGTGGCTTTTGATTTCCTTGTATCTTCCTTTCTTTATTCCTTCGTCGAAGCTGTCAGCTCCAAACTCGACCTTTTGGTCGTTTGCTACAAGATCTCCGTCCTTGTCGAAGATGTTTCTTATTGTTGCGTACTTGCGTTGTCCCATGAAGTGGAACTCGTCTAAAATCGTCACGATAATCGTGGCTTTTCCTATCTTTTTCTTGAATGTTGCACCTTTTCTCATTTCCTTTTCTTTTGGTAGGGGAGTGGTTGGCTCCCCTGTTTCCTTCTTACTTCAAGTTGGCGAGGATTCGCTTCTTATCGTCCTCTGTGAGCTTCAGCTGGTTCTCTAGCTTATAAACCAGGTAATCTCTTTCTCCGATGATGGCGATCGCCATGCGGTTCATCTCTTCGTCGTTGAATTGGTCAGCCTTCTTGATGAGTGCCTTCGCCATGTTTGTCTTTTCGCCTTCAGCTCCTTTGGCTGCCTTCTCTGCCTTGATTCGCTTTGCGCATTCCCAATCGTAGGCAGCTTGAACACCTCCGTTCTTCTTCCACTCCTTCACCCATTCGTCTTTGTCCAGGTTGCTTGCGTTGTATCCTGGCTCTATGAATGTGTGGTAGCACTCTGGGCTAACCTTGAAGTTTGCTCTTTCCTCAAATTCTTGTTTCATCATGATTCTTGTCTCCTATCTTTAAAATGTTAATATTCAATGTCCTCTATGTCGTAATCAAGCCCTGCCAGGGTGTGGGTGAGGGTCTCCTTCAATTCGTAGAGGTCGTCTGCTTCGTCCTCATCCTCATCGTCGAATCTTTCGCTCTCCCATTGGTTGGTTGCTGTGCGCTGAAGGCATTCGAAGTATGGGTTATCCAGGATTCTGTCGATTCCTTCTCTTGCGTCGCCAAGGCTTATTGTGATTCTAATTGCTGTTTCCATGTCGCTGTCCTCCTTAAAATTTCATTTTAATCATTGCTATTTCTCTTACCTCAATCCATGCAAAGAAGTCGCCTTCAAGGTGGAGAATGTCGTCTTCGTCAATGAATGGGCATGCTGCATCTGGGTTGAAGTCTATCTCCTTTCCGCTTTTAAGGATGATAGTTGCATCATCCTTATCGTCGAACTCATCTAAAATCTTCTTAACAATTTTTGTTGTCATAAAATGCGGCTTTACCGTGCTGCCGTAGGGCTTAAGTTGTGGGAGGCTTGCGCCTCCCTGGTTGTCTTTAATATTTCTCTATCCAGTATTCTGTTGTCATCTTGCCAGCCATGGTGAACTCCTCAGTTTTGAAGTATCCCATTCTGCTGTTGGTGATGTTCTCGTTTCCCTTTTCGAGTCTGTTGAAGAATCGCTCGGTCTCTGCTTTTCTTGTAGATTTGAAAACTTCTCTAACTTCTTCTTTCTCGGTGTCTCTCCAAGTTGTCTGTTCCTTAATGTAATATGTAGCTCTTGCCATAATTTTTGTATTTTATGACCCTTGGTTAGGGGGTCGTTTCCTTTTCTTTTTCTGATGCAAAGATAATCAATTTTTCGCAAAGTTGTATAACTTTATAGTTATTATAAGTTACAGAAAATCAACCATTTAGCTAAAGAAAGTTATCAAAAAAAAGACCCCTCCACCTTGTCGGTGAAGAGGTCTCTTTCTAGTTTTTCGGTTTCTTTCGCTTGCGCCAGATCCAAATGATGGCGGTGGTTGCTCCTATACCTATTATTATACCAGCTCCCAGCCAAATGTCCCAGCTCGCCTGCGTTGTCTTGGTGGTTTGCTGGGTGTCCTTCTGGCTGTTCTTTGAATCCGACGAGGAGTTCCTCGTGTTTTTCGTGGACGAGCTCTTTTTGGAGATTTTGGTGGTGTCCGTGGCGGTAGCCTGTCCCTTCAGCTTCGCTCCTGGCTTCGCCTCCAGCGTGTGGGTCAGCACTCCGTTTGCCCAGGTTGCGGTGGATCTGTACAGTTCTGTCTCCAGCACCGACGTGGTGTCCTTGGTGGTTCGCTCCAGCTTGGCTTCTGGTATCGCAATTTCAACGGGTACCAGCTTCTGGGTGATCCTGGTTGTGTCGTGGGTTTCCGTGATGGCGGTGTCCTTCACTTGCTCCACCTTCGTTGTCTCTTGCTCTGTTGCCGTCTCTGTCATTGCCTTTTTCTTCGTTGCGCATCCTGCTGCCAAAAGGCATGAAATGCAGATGATGATCAGGGCGAGGATGCTTGTCTTTCGTTCTTTCGTCATGGTGTTAATCCTCATATTTTAAATCGTTGATTCGGTTGAGCCAGCCTTTCTTGAAGACTATCTGGCTCGGGTCTGCCTTTATCAGCTTGTTTATGTACGCCTTTCGTGCGTTCTTCAATGCCTCGAAGAGCTGGCGTTGGTTCGGGTAGTTGTTGACCGCTGCCAGGGTCTTCGCTCCGACGATGCCGTCTGCCTTCACTCCCAGGAGCTGCTGCGGTTTGATGATTCCCCATTTTCCGCTGTTCCAGACCCAATCGACAAGGCTCTCTGCTACCTTCTGGTCTTTGATTTTGTCTGCCTTCCAGGTGTCCCAGAAGTTGCGCTTGAGCACCATCTTGAAGTCCTCCTCGTCGAGGAGCTTCACGTCTTTCTCGTCTATCTTGCCGTCTCCGTTCTTGTCGTAGCCTACGGTACGCCAGGTGGCGATGGTGATTCCGTACTTGGTGGCTCCACCTTTGTCGTGCTTGTTGTTCGTGTACTTGGCACCTCCTTCCCATTTAATGACGAAAGGTGCGAATTTCTCTACTTCTGCCATTGCTTATTCCTCCGTTTTGGATTGTTTGTTACCTGGGGAGGTTGGCTCGTTCCTCTCCCCGAATGCTTTTGTTATGCCTGCCGTTGCGAATAGTGAGCCAATCGCACCGATTACTGCAGCAATGCCCATGAGGTCGGTGTGGATGGTGTTCGTGGTGAGCACCTCGTAAAGCAGGACGAATCCTATTGTCAACAGCAGGAGGCATCCGATGATGGTCACGCTTACCAAAAAGAATGCCTTGCTGGATGCTCCGCTGTTGGTTTGGATGAGCTTCATTAAATATGTTGTAAGTCTCATACGCCTTCTTCGTCTGTTCTGTCTGTGTAGTTCTCCTTTTCCTGTTCTCTCTTGCGTGGTGGGCTTCTCCGCTCGCATCCGTTGCGGATGCATCTGTTCCAGCTTGCCTCCTGGAGTTGCAGACGGAGCTCCATGTTCTCGTCCTTCAGCTTATCCTCGCTTGCTCGGTGCTGGTTTAGGACATCGTAGAGGCTGTCTATCTTCTCGTTCTTTGCTTTCAGCTCGCTGTCCTTGCGCTCGCAGAGGTCTTTCCATCCGCTTGCATATTGAGCTGTCGCCTTGGCTTCCTCCTGCGATGCCTTGGCTGCCTCCGTTCGCTTCTTGCTGTCGTAGAACATGAAGCAGCCCAAAATGGTAACGAGGGCGGTCGCTATTGCTTGAAGAATTTCTGCGCTCATGCCTGCTCTTCCTTCTGCTCTCTGCCCTTTGTGATGGCTGCTTGGATGCCGTCCATCACTGCTGGGGTGCAAAGCTCGGAGCATCTGCTGATGAGCTCGGCTTCCTTGTCGCTGTACTCCTCCTCCCCATGGGAGTTGTAAATCTTCATGGCTAGGGCGTGGCAGGCGATGCCCTGTCCCTGGGTGTAGATTGCGTCTGCAAATCCTTCCTTGATGTCGATGACCGCTGCCTTGGTCTTGGCGAGGTTCGTGAAAACCTCCACTCTTTCAAAATTAATTTTCATCGTTCTGTTCTCCTTATTAATTTGTTTTTAATGAATTGCTTAACAATGAAGCTGTATATTTTCCGTTTCTATATGTCAATGCGATGATGTTGTATCCTCCTATAAAATAATTATACGAATTCCATGAAACTATCGGAAACTCGTCCGTATTCATGTTGTTTACTTTATCCGTTTTTCCATAAATCATTGTGTATTTTGAACCAGAAAGTTCTATAGTTAAGCCTAATTCAACGCTAAATTCTAAACCTTTCGAGATGCCCAAAAAACTGCAAAGTGAAGTTAGGGAAGGCAGACCTATCGTTGCGCTTTTGTTCGACATTATTGCGATGTACTTCAACGTCTTTGTCGGGCTTATTACAAAACATGTGTTTGCCTTGTTTGCTTCGATTGTTTCGAATGCATATCCTACGATTGATCCGTTTAAAATTCCACTTCCTGTGCCATAAAAAGCGTAGTTGTATCTTCCGTTCTTGGCTGATAGGTACATTGCGTAATTGCGACCTAATCCCCATTGTTCTGTTTTTTCCTCGTTCTCGAATCTTGCGACGGCTCTGAGTCCTGTTGATGCTGGCAGTACGTTTCCACCTATTCCTGCAAAACAATTATTATTGTCATTGCGGAAAACGATATATGCGTCGTTATCCCATGACGTGTTCGTCAGCGAGTTTCCTCTGATGGTGAGTCCTGCGATTTTACCGCTGTTGATTGTAACGTTGTTGAACGTTCCGCTCGTTGCGTTAATGGTACCCGTGATGTTCACTTCGCTCGCTTCCAGCTGTCCTCCGTACTTTACCTTGAACTTTGCGTCTGCAGCAGTAATCGCTCCAATCCACAAAGGGTAGCCGTTTGCCTCATCCTCGACACCTCCGAAGCAGCCTTGAATCTTGTCTTTGCTGTTGGTGATGAGGATTCTGTTTGTCTGCGAAAAGCGTAGGACGGCATTCTTCGCCACGATGAGTGGCGTGTAGATTGGTCGCATCTGGTTCAGCTTTAGCCATTCTGCGCTGTTGTCGCTCGGTGCGTTCGCTGCTGTGGACGTATGTGTCACCCTGCATTGGTAAAGCTCGAATTTACCTGTCGTGTTGTCGGTGACGGTCACCAAGTCAAGGTATCGGATGCCTCCTGTCAGGTTCTCGTCGTTGTGGAACTCGACACCTGCTGCCCATTCACTCGTCCTCTCGATGAGTCCTGG